TGTGAGCAAATGTCTATGCGATCTGCCTCTAAGTCCAGCTTGGACAGTGCGGCGTCTAGCACATAATCTGAAATGGTTGCCATGTCTTTCTCCTAGAATGTGTTGACCTGCATGCGCAAGCCTGAGCCGCCAAACTTGGCTTTTTCGTTGTTAGCGTTTATACCATCGATTGCGCTTTGATACAACGCAGCCCACACCTGGGTTCTTTGATCGTCAACTAGATACGGTGCCGAATGTACCAAAGCACCATACAAATACGCATCTGGAAAATACTGCAAAATCCAGTTTGAGGTATTGCTGTCATCGAGTGGCGTGTTTCGGGCGTAATAATAAAGTTCGCCTGTGTAAGCGCTGTCAGGTGTTGGCCATACTTCAATTTGACCAGCGATTATTGAATAGTATTGAGGGCGGCCTGTCGTGTCTGCATTGTTGCGCCGATATGTCTGCAACGATAAAGGCGTAACCAGCTCAACAGGGCGCTCGTCAACGTCCAGGTGAAAGCGTACAGCTTCCATAAAGCCCTGTGGCAACTGAGTGTAACGCGCGTCTATGTCTGCCGTACTGCGCTGCTCCATGCGCCAGTGGCGCACTTTGCGATCCATGTCAGCCTCGGCAAGACTGATAAAATCAGGAATAATTGACGTTAGGTCATCCCGGTTTAGCCAGTTGCCTATTGCTGTCTTTAGTTCTGCGTAGGTTGTAATAGCCATTACTGTAACAATCCTGTCTTTAAGAGATAGTCTTCTATTCTCTGCGCTTGCTCACTTGATACACCAGATTGCGCCAAAAGGCCACTTATTGGTGAAGCGTTGGCTGCCATGATATTTTCCAACTCAGACAAACGAGGGTCAAAACGTGCATTTGTTGATCTTATATTGTTGGGATCAAAAACATTTTCCTCGTTGCCAGTTCTGACACCTGTAAAACCTTCATCTGATAGCGACTGAGTTCCCCTCATAGATAAATCATTAAATCCAGAAACATTTTCTAAGCCATACTGCGCGTTTCTCATTTCGCCATAAGATGCTGGGTTTGAACTTCTTATATAAACTGGGAGTACAGAGCCGCCTCTAGGTACAGCTTTATTAGGATCAAAGTCGCCTCGATTGACTTCACCAGCACTCGCAAACTTATTAGCTTTCCTAACGTCAGGAGCGACATAAACACCCGCCCCTAACTGACCTTTAACGCCAGGTATAAAAGCAGTGATGTCAGGAGAAAAATCATCATCTGAGTACATTGATGGAGCTGTACCATGATATTGAACATCATCAACATTAAACCCCATCTCACGCGCACGAGCCAATCGGCTTGCCTCATCCATAGGCAAATCATAATTAGCCGCAAGATACTGATTTAATTGTGTATTTTTTACGCTGTCGCCCATGTCTAGCATCGCGTCAGTCACTTCAGGACCTCTGCCAGACTTTAGCATGTTCAATATCTGATCGCCGCGTGCGGATACGTCTGAAGCGACTGATAAAAGTCCAGCACTTTTTGATGCGTTGGCCATCACTGGCTTAAATACGTTTGGATTTTGAGCAACGACGCTTTCAGACATGTTGCCGCCAAATCCAGCGTCAGGTATTCGGATCGCATCAAACCCACCAACATCAATCAATGCGCCAACTACTTCATCTTGAGCAGCAGAGCTTCCAAACCTTTGGTACATATTACCGCTATCAAAAGCCTCAACAAAATCGTCAAAGCTGTCAAAATAATCATCTAAGCCGTAATCTGAATATGCTGTTTGTAGCATTCTTGTTTCAGAAATTCCTCGATCTTCTGGCAGAAAGTTTCCGATCTTACCCTCAACATCAAATTCTAAAACATTTTTTCCATATTCTGCCGCATCACTACGAACAGGAGTTGTATATAAGTCTCTGGCTGTTACGCCATAATTTGGATCAAGTTGCGAAATATCTGCATCTGTACCATGATAAACACGCAGTGTATTCGCACCCAACGATCCCGCAGGCTTAGCAACTGCACCGCCACCAAGCATAGCCGTCCCGGCAGTCCCCAACGCCTCGCCAACCATATCCTCTTGTGGGATCAAGTCCTGAGCCGCAGCACGAGGCGCATCAACGCCTCTAGCAATTGGGTCAAGAAGATTTGCAAGCAATGAGCCAACACCTTCATAACGCAGAGTGTCAGTCCCCATCACAGGCTCTTTTGACAGCAAGCCGCCAAGAACAGGCCGACGACCTTCTGACGCAAGTTGCGACCTATTAGACCGCGCATACTCAAACAATGGAGCAAAGACGCTCGTCTCTTCCCTTGCGCGTCTTATCTCTTCAGCAGTCGCCATCTACCTACTCACAGATTTCTTTCCTTGGCAGCCCCAAGCCTTGCGGCGCACTTTAACCTTCGCAGTCTTCTTCTGGCCGCTAGAACGCGCACAATACGCATCGCCACGCTTTGTCCCCGGCTTGGAGATGCGCTTATGCGTGCGACCCTCGCTGTCCTTGTAAATAGTGCCGTCTGCGTACTTCTTACTCGCAGGGACTTTCTTGCGCTTAACCGCCATTCGGCATGACCCCCAAGCCTTGCAAATAGCTATTATACGAATTCTGCCAGAAGTTAGGGTCTGCGTCCATTTGCGCCTTAATGCGACTTTCTGCCTCCGCGCCATACGCCTTAACCATTAACTCAGCGATATATTCCTCATATTCGGGCATTGTCTTAGCAATACCGCCTGTTCCGCTCATCATAGGCGGACTTTCACGCGACGGCGAAACCATTGCAGGGCCGCCAGCAGGCGTCACAGGAGGCATTCCAATTCGAGTAGACTGAGGAGCGCCAGAAGCCATACTAGACGACGCAGGCATCAGCTCAGGGCCGCTCGGCCCCATCCCCGGATGATTGCCGCCCATCGTGATTTGAGGAGAAGGTGGGGTAGGAGCATTTGCAGCCTGACGTTGACGTATAATTTCCTGAACGCGCGGATTAGCCCCACCCAATGGCGCAACGTCCATAATCCCAGAAACATTCGGAACTGTGTTAGGCAAATCACTACCACCAGTACCAGCCGGGGCGTTAACGCCGCCACCAATAACACCGCCGCCAGACGTCCCCATAGGCGCAGATCCAGCAGCAGGCTCCTCATCAAGCAAACCACGCATCTGCATCAATGCACGACGCCGCTCTTCATCAACAGAGGCATACGGCTTGGCAATTTGGTTCGCAATCACAGACAGCAAACCACCGCCCTCAAACTGGCTGCCCATCTGCCCAGCGCCACCGCCGTCAATCAAATCCATAATGTCTCTAAAACGATTAGCCATTACTTTTTACCCTTCTTCGGCTTCTTGGCAGTTTTCGCAGCCGCCTTAAATGCCTTAGCCGTCGGCGCACCCTTGCTGCCTGGTTTGCGCATCTTCTCGCCAGATCCCGCCTTAATACGCTTACGTTTAGCGTGGATGTTGGCATATAAACCTTTACCCGGCATTACTTGCTATGCTTCTTACCAAGGCACTGACCCGCACGCTTGCACGCAGCTTTCATCGGGCATCCTTTAGGGGGTGAAAAGCTCTTTTTATTACCGTAAGCCATAACTGTCTCCTATGTTAGTCAACTCATACCACATTACGCAATTCCGCGCAAATTTCTTCTTATTTCACCCTTCCAAGACGACAGCGGCCCCGACAGCGCCATCGCCGCGTCAGACGCCATCGTCAAACAAACAGCATCCGCCAAGTCAGGTGAACGCAGCCCACGCTTGCGCATCTGATCCTTACCCTCGGCTGCCATCTTACCAGAAGACGTAAACGAATACCGTATACCCGTCAGATCAGCCAACAACTCATCATCCTTCGGCAACTTGCAAGACCGATCCTCCAGCCAAGCCTTTGTCTTAAACCACAGCTCAGTCCGTAAATTATTATACGTCGCACCCATGCTAGGGCTTTCAGCAACATTAACACCACGAACAGGCGCACCCAACTCACGCATTCGATCAACAACCCCCGACCCAATACCAATACTATCAACCAAGATCTCACCAGGCCGCTGGCTCGGCGGCAAAGCCTCATATTCCGCCATCACACGCCCAACAGTCTGCATCAAATCTAAACCGCGCCAGCTCTTAATCTCAGTCACAACATTACCAACACGCTTGCAAAACGCCGTCCTGTCTGTCCCAAATCGCGCCGGGTCTAACGCCCAAACAGGCGCTCTTTCAGCATCAACCTCAATATCCCTATTCATCGCCGCATCAACCAAGTGAAACGGCACAATCGTGTCATCATCAGCTAAAGGAAACTCACCCAACACACGAATACGAAACGCATTGCTCTCCTCCCCATAACGCTCACGCATCTCGTCAACAAACTCATCCGACACCAAAGGACTTTCTACGCAGCTCCATCGCCGCGTCCACCAACTGTCAGACATCCTGTTCTGTGTCTCATAAAACGTACCGCTCGACCTCGTAGGGTTTGACAGCAACACAGTCGTCGCATTGTGACCCGACATACTACCAGCAGCCGCCTCAAACACCTTCTCAGGGACACCAGAAGCCTCGTCAACAACCAAAAGCACATTATCCGAGTGTACCCCAGCCAAAGCCTCTGGCGTCTCTGCACGCGACGTCCGAGCCGAAATAAACATCTCTGACGGCGCAGCCGCCAGCTCAACACGATCACTCTTAACCGTCAAAAGATCCTGAACAGGCTTCGGTAGCTCACCGATCCACCGTTTCAGCTCCGCAAATAGCGCGTCAAACAACTGACCCGACGTCGGGGCAGTCACAACAACCTTATTGGGAAAACGCATCAGCAAATACCACAGCATCGCCCAACTCGCGCTCGTAGACTTTCCAGTACCATGCCCAGACCTAATTGAAATCTTACGCTCGCCAGACGCAATCGCATTCAAAAACTCAGCCTGATATTCCAAAGGCTCCGCGCCCAACACCTCCCGCACAAACAATACAGGATCATCCATGTATTGCAGCGTAAAATCCTCAAATGGATTGCTCTCAGTCGTCATGCTCAATCACCCTCATCTCTCGGTCACGATCCTCAGCCATCAACGCCTGACGATCCGAGCTGATCTTACGCAGCGCATCTAAGTGCAAATCACCCAGATTTAACGTAATCTCTGTCTTTGGCCCCGAGCCGTACCGATCCCTATTCAGCCCAGCCGCCAACATCTTTCGCGCGTTCATCTGCTCACGAACCTTGGCAATCTGAGCAGTCGTGGCCGTTTCAGGAATGCCGTCAGCAATCTCAACATTCTCCTCCATCATCGCGTCAGCCAAAACAGATTGCGCACGATCCAATGCACGCGCATACTCAGGAACACTGCGGATCGTTTCGCTCAGGTAGTTACGACTGCACTCCCATTCCTTGGCAGCCCAGGCCTTCAGCGTCATGCTCGACGCCATCTCATGCACATACTCAGCGCCACCATTTTGCTCAATATGCTGCAATATTCTGTTTCTTAACTGCTTTCCCGCCATATTGCCTCGCTTTCAGAATTTTTAAAATTTTAGACGATGCTAGCAGTTCTGGCAATAGGGGGAGGGGGGGCTGCCGCGTGACGACGCAGTGTAGGGAGGGTGAGGCGTCGTGGCTGGGTTGGTAGTGCGGCAGCCTTGGCAGATATATAGCACAGGTGAATGCGTTTTTCTACACACGCACGCCCCCGTCTCGTCGCGGGGCGGGGGGGGGTATTTTCGGGCCGGGTTGCAAAAAACGCATAGATCGTGCGTATAATGTCGATTATGTTAAATTCCACTTTTTGCATACATCATATAAATAAGGGCTTTGCGCAAAGCTTTGGCAGTTTAAGCTATGCAAATCCTGCAATGGCACAAGATGTAGTGTTTCAGCCTTGAATATGAACGCCCGTTCAGTTACGCGCACGCGCGTCTGCGCGGAGACGTCGCTGTGTGTCACAGCGAGTTAATGATGGACGCCGAATGCTTCGCTGTTCTCTAGGTATTCTTTCATGGCTAGGCTCAGAGCCACGGCCATAACCTTCTTACAGCTACCACCAAGGATGCGCTCATTGATTAGCCACAGCACCTCAGCGACTTCTGCGTTGATCTCGTCCTCGTCCATGTTAGGATCAAATTCTACAACGAATGTGTTCATGCCGACACGCTACAAACAAAAATGGCCCGGCGCAATGCCGAGCCAGTTCAGTGAGGCAGATTGCGCAGAAGGAAATGGGTAAAGCTCTGCGCCATCAGGTGCCGCCACTATTTCAGAAGGGAATAGGATCGTCAAACGTTTTTCCCTTTATGTCGATCATCTCTGCGCTAGGGAATGATTGCTTGGCCGCCTTCTCCAGCTCACCCATCCAATGCTCCCGAAAGTATCTGTAAGCCAGCGCAACCTCACGCAGCGTCAACAGCTCCAGCTCAGGCCGCTGCTCTTTGATCGCACGCCAGCCTCTGCCATCCTTCATAACGCCAAATAGCTTTCCGTCTATCTCAACCTCCCAGACATCCGTACACGCTTTCTGAGCGCCCACACGCTCGGCTTCTGCATCCATTGCATGCAACCCCCGCACGACAACCTCGCAACGCTTCCTGCATTCCTCTACATCGCCTGCCTCGACTGCCGCATTCATCTTAGCAACCGCACTGCCATACTTCTGCGACATCGAGACACTTACCAACTCAGGCAGCCGATCTATCCCCCACTTCTGATCCATCTCGATTGCCAGCCTGTCAACTGGAGCCAACGCATAGTCACACATGATGGCATCTTTGCTTTGGCTGCCATGTAATATACGATCCGACTTCTTTTGTCTTTTAGTCTGCTTCATCTTCCTCACCTCACTAATCTTCCTCACCTTGAACCGAAGCCCTCACTTCCCCTCCTCACCTCTATGCATATACATAGAGGAGGTGAGGAGGAAGAATTTCAGGCGCTTTTTTCCTCACTTCCTCACCTCTTCCTCACCTTGGATTTTAAGGTGAGGAAGGTGAGGAAATCTGCTAAACTTCGTCCCATCTGATCATCTCCCCAACGACAACGCACTGGACATCTCTGCCCTGTCTTTTGTCGTACATCTCTGCCGCCTTCAGGACGTTTGTCTTCAGCCACTGCTTGACGATTGCCTTGACCTTAGCCTTGTCTCCGGGCTTCTCCATGTCGAGGTTTAGCTCTTCGGCGACAGCATGCCCGACATACTGCTTGGCCTGCACGTTCGCCTTGTACGGCGTTTGGTTGGCCTCTGCTTCGTTTACGAGCTTCTGCACGTTTCTGGCATTGTCGGCTGTCACGCCGTCAAACAGGTCAGGTAATTTGAACTCCGTGGCAACCCCGATATGCTCGCCGTTTGCGATCTCGACTGACTGCATACGCCTGTAGACTGCCTTGTCTGATGGCGGTGCTAGGTTTGCCTTGCCGTCATCAACTCTGAATATGCCGAGTGCTTCGTGTTCGTCTACACCGAGCGCCATTGCGTCTTCTGGAGTTATTCTGTTGATGACCCTGGCTGCTCGGGCTGCTCCAATCAGGCTGCCTGCTCCTCTGACACTGTCAATCGTTGCATCGTCCCCGTTGCCTTTTCTGATGTGATGCACGAGCTGGACTGAGCTGTTTGTGTCACGAGCGAGCTTTCTGAGCATTGCCACGACTGCTTGGATGCTTCCGTTGTTGTTTTCGTTGACGAGGTGCGCTGAGACAAATGGATCGAGGATGACTGCGCCGATGTTGTTTTCTTTGATGACGCGGATCATGGCTGCCAGCATGTCGTCGTTTGTGATGAGGCCGTCCCTGCCTTCTGCCGCGAGAGTGATCTGCATGGTGTCCTCACCGTCCATGAACAGTCGGCCTTTGACGTCTTCTGGTTTGATGTTGTAATGCTGCATGGCTGCGATTGTGCGCATCTGCATTTCACTGATGGGATCTTCAAGGTTGATGATCCAGACGTTTGTTTGTTCTTTTACGTCTACGCCGAGGAGCGGCTTGCCTGTTGCGATTGCCAGAGCTTCCACAATGATTGCACTTGTTTTACCTATGCCGCCTGCCGAGGCTGTCACGCTGATGTACTTCTTGATGTAGTCGTAGCCGTAGACCCACTCCCTGCGCGGCAGCGTGAGCGCGTTGAACATATTATAGGGTGTTGGCCAGTTTTGGGCTGGTTCGTCGTCTGTGTGGGCTTCTGTAGGCTCTGTGGCTATGTTTAGGGCTTGGTTTTGCTGCTGGATGCGTTCCTGCACTGGATCTGGCTTAGGTGTCCATCCTTTTTCTCTTGCGCCGTCAATTGCCTTCTGCACTTCTCGTCTTGTGTCGTCTACTGAGTAGCCAGACATTGTAAAACTGTCTGTTATGGCGTGTATTTCCTCGTCAGCCAAGCCTTTGCTGACGTATGAGGCGACTAGGCGGATGATGTTGTTATGCCAATCGTCGCCTGCGAGAATGCTCTGCGCTGTGAGCTGCCTGTCCATTGCCTGCTGGCCGAGGTCAATTTCTATGCCGCCAACTTGATTGTTAGGCACTTCCTTTTTCGGAAATGCACGCATGAGGCGCTCAAACGGCTGCGGTTCGCGCTCATTTGTAAACTCTGTGCGCATTGTGACGAGTTCAGGGATGTAGCCTTTTTCTTGTTTCTTTTTATTCGGCCATGAGACTGTGCCTGCCACGCGCATGATGCGGCTTGGATTAATGACTGCCGGGTCTGTGTGGAGGCTGGCGGCTATGGACTTCTGCACTTCCTTCCATGCGTCCATGTTTTGGCATGGCTCTTCCAGCTCCCAATATGCGTGGCCTCTGGCGAATGGCGTCGTGCCTGTCTTGACTGACATTGTGAATTTCGGGCCAGCAAAAGACATAATGTTTTCCAT